GTTGAGTATTAAAGCCCAAATGCTTCTGTTGTCGGGTGTGTTCGGGCCAAAGTTTTCTGTGGCTTGGAAACGCCTGTTGGTGAACAGAACTTACTGGGTGTGGGATGTACTCCCATCCGGTAAGCCTGGTCATGTTCCCTTACGCTATGCGCAGGGACAACCAATGGGCGCGTACTCGTCATGGGCGATGCTGGCCTTGACACATCATGCGATGGTCCAGTACGCAGCATACAAGGTGGGGATAAGAGGTTGGTTTGACCGGTACGCGGTTCTCGGTGATGACATAGTCATCGCTGATTGCCGTGTCGCCTCATCCTACACTGAAGTGTGCAAACACCTCGGCGTGGAGATCGGGATCGCCAAGTCGTTGATTTCAGAGGGTAAAACCCTTGAGTTCGCGAAGAAATTCTTCAGAAATGGGGAAGATCTAAGTGGACTCCCTGTGGCTTTCTGGGCTGCTGCCCGAAGAACCATGGGTGTCGCTCATGCCTTATCGGCCTGGTATCCATCCGGGACTATGTATAACTTCGTGCGGGCTCTGGGGGCCGGTTTCAAGGGCCCGTCAGCTCTGGGATCGCACTGGGGTAAGATACCCTTGAGACTTAGAGTACTGGCGGTATTCCTGACTCATCCTTTAGGAGGAGGGAAGTTCGCTTTCAAAGAGTGGGCGGAATGGCTGTGGAGCTGGGGACCCATGGAATCCAAGATTAGTTCCCTTGGAGACCTGCTAACCCAGTTCACGCCTTTTGCAACAGGGATGTTGGAAGAGGTAGTGGCGCCTTGCGAGCGAGTCCTGGACAGTTATCAGGAAGACTTGTTCTTCACTGAGAGTGTTCAGGACCCCGCAGCGAGGGCCGCGATAACACGGTCGAACCGCCTTCTCGTTGAAGCGTTGGACTCTTTAACGAAGGCTGAGAAGTCTCTTAAACATCTGCAGCGCCTCAATATCAAGTTCATGCTTCACCAAGTCTCAGCGATTTTGACGCAAGTCATGCGCTCGCTTGGTAAGTGTGAGCTTGTGGCGTCACCTCCCGTACGAATGATGGTGAAAAGAAACGAGGACCAATTGGCGATTAACGTCGCGGATAACTACCGCGTATGGCATCGTTTACGTTCTCGTGTTCTTGACCATGCAAATCGGAAAGTTGGTGCGCAGGAATTAAGAGGATAACCTGGTACATGTGATGCAAGTCCCCTCATCAGGGACCTTCACATTTCTCAATGAGTAAGCGAGCCGTTGCTCAGAGGCATCTCCAAACAAACTATGAG